CGTGGGGTCCGACCGCTCTACGAGACAGGACCAAAAGTTCATCTGGCCATGATTCGCCAAGCACATCGATCGCAGCTAACATCAAGTCATGCGGGAGTCGGTCCGTTGCTGTTTTCAGATCTGCACTGAACACCTTATGGCGCTTACGACCCACGGACCAGTCGAGCTTTTCAGCCGGACAGCCGTGGAGCGCAGATACCACTTGGGGTACAGATTCCAGACCCGAAAGCAACGCACCGTTGATCATTGAGAGTAGATAGCGATTCGCTGCCTCCAATGGAGTAGCGACCCTCACTTTCCACCCTCTCTCTTTTACCGCGACTTGCCGACATCTTGGAAGTTCGGAAAGGTTCACTGCTTCCCAGCAGGCGAGGACGGAGAAGAGCACCTCACGGCGCGCTTCCCAATCCTCTAAACTCATTTCCGACTCCTTGTCGTATGGAAAAACCGCTATTTCAGTGGGAAACTTAGGTAGCAAACCCGAGTTTCTACTTCCATGTACGACAAGCCTACACCTAACCGCCTCCCAGTTGATGAGGACCTTGGTCCCCGCCAATTGGTGGAGGAAAGATGGTAGGCGAGATGCCAACTCACTTAATTCAACAGCAGATATCATTTTCTCTCGAAAACTGTTAGTAATATCCTGGATTTCACTGGCCGCGCCTCCCTTAGCCTTCGTAAAGAGGAACGAAGAGGAAGCGCCGACACCGGTGGGTGAGGAACTCGTTGAACCGCCGAAGCGGAACCGCAAGTATCTCTTCCACCTGGCCATGATTTCATCAGGCGTCTTGAAGGGCGTTTGGCATAAAGCCTTATGCTCATCAAGGGATTCTAACACTTTCGACATGTCAGCCTCGCGTAAGCTACGCGCGACACGCGACAGTTGGTGTAAAAACTGACGCTTGTCCATCGTGCTCATATCGCTACGAAATGGAGGTAGGCCAGGTTCCCCAGTGGGGAACTCCCTAAATCCACCGAGCGATCCTATCGCATTCTGGCGGCATGACGTGAGAAACGACTTCGCGAAGGCCATCATCTCTGACGGGCCCCCGGCTTTAGCAACGGCGCGGACGAACTTGTCAGCCCATCTACGCAATCGCCACGTCCATCGAGACTCCTTTGCTGTTGTTACAATCTGGATGAATACATCCAGACCCTGGGAAAGATCCTCTAATTTGAGGTCTCTCCCTGTTCTCTCCAGTAACCGACGACTGGTCATACGTCTAGCCCTTCTCTTTTGTAGGGCCCGGTTATAATCCACAGGAGCATCCTCCCGTTTCCC